GTTTTGAACCTGGCATCTGTTATAATTCCGTCTTGAACTTTGATCTGCAATTTCATCACATCGCCACATGCAGGTGCTCCCACCATGCCTGTGCCAACAGTGTCGTCTATTTCAAACTTGCCCACGTTACGTGGATTTTCATAATGATCAATTACTTTTTCTGAATAAGCCATGTGATTTCCTTTGCTGATTATAGCGTATTTACTAACAAGTGTCAACCAGAATGGTTATACGCCGCGTTCTTTGCCGGCGGCTTGTTTGGCTGAGGCAGCCACAATGTCTTGAGCCTTGTTTACAGGCATCTGGGTTGCACCAGTGTTGGTGCCTTTGTACATGATCACACCCGGATTGTTTGGATCAATGGGCTCTAACACCGAGTCTAGAGGAGACTGACTTACTACACTTACAACATTACGTTGATTAACTGGAAAGCCTAGACTCTGGGCAGCAGAAATAAATGCGTTAGTACTGATTTGCTTTTGTGCATTTTCATCATCTGCACGGCCTGCAAGGAAATTCACCAGACCCATTAGTTTGGTTGGATCTGGTGAGTTACTGTTTTCGACTTCGTCGATTCTCATTATCTACGTGCTCTACCCAACGCTGCTTTAGGAGGCTCTGTACCTGTTTCAAGCTCAGCACCAATGTCAGCACCTAGATCGGCTCCAACGTCGGCACCAATGTCTGCGCCAAGTTCTTCTCCAGGCACTGGAGGGGGTGCTTCACCGCCTAACCCACTGGCAGCCATGCTGGTGTCTAATGCAGCAGGTTGACCTGTGACCACACCCAGTGCTGTTTCCAGTTGTTGTTTGGCACCTTGTAAGTTTTGCACAAGACCTTGCAATGCACCAGTGACATCAGTATTGAACTGTGTTGCTTGTTCCATGCCAATTTGATTGCGAATCGAATCTACTAGAGCAGGCAGTTCTTTGAATTGCATCTCTGTTGTGTCTTCCAACATTGATTGCATTTTGTCTACCATGTCTTGTGCAGCCAACACAACTTGTGCTTGCTGAACTTCTGATTCTCTTAGCACACGGTAGGCATTGCGCAAACGTGCTTCAGTTTTCATTAATGCAGCGCCAGCAACAAGTTTTTGCTCGTCGGGGTTGAGTGTCTGACCTTTTGATGCTTTGGTCAATGCTGCCTTGAGTGCAGGATCTTTGGTAGCGTCCAGTGTGTCGGCGGCATTGGCAGCAGTGTTTTGTTGAGGTGTTGTACTAGTAGTTGGAGCTCCAGGTGCTGCGGGTGCAGTGCCTGCTGGCGGAACCATAGCTTCACTCACACGATGTGCAAGTGCTTGTTCCATCATCACCAGTTTTAAATAAGCAGGATTGCGCTCACTGGTGTGACGGGTTGTGCTACGTTGATGTTCAGCAATAACACCGCGTACACGTTTCAGCATGGTGTGTGCTTCGCGCACGGTGAGCTTGTTCACAGGCATTTTGGTACCAAAGTAACTTTCGAATACTTTAGCTACTTGGCGGCTCTTTTTTGGTGTGGCCAGTTCAGTCAATTTCATTTGGCAAATCCTCTTAGTTGTAGATATTTAGCCGAATTTAAACATTTTTCAAGTTCTTGATTCAGCAGGGTTAGATTCTCAATTTTGGGTGCAAGTTTGGTGCGCACCATTTCACGGAATTCAGGGCGTGTACTGTGTTCTGCTTGCCCACGTCGGCAATGTATATCAGCAGTGAGTATTTGTTTTTTGTTGTCTAGTATGCGGATGTTTTGTGCAAGTCGGTATTGTTGCAAGTGATCTGCCACACACCATGACATGGCAGTTTTTTTACTGCTGAATGCGCTCACAAGATCATCACTGTGATACACTGTAAATCCTGCAGATTCAGGCTTTAAATGATAACGTCCAAACACCACGTATCCACCATGCTCATCGTCGATGATTAATTCAGTGTACACACGTTTGAGTTCACGCTCGGCAAAGCGTTCTAATTTTTGATCACGGGTCATAGTGTTTTTACATAGTGGGTGGCCAGCCACCCCACAACACCCAACAGCGCACCGATAATACCTATGCCCCAGGCAATCACTTGGTCGTTGCGTTTTTCGCCCATTCGGCGCACAATGCCATGCACTTCAGTGACCATGTGTTTGACGTGGCCAACTTCTTGTTCTACTGTTTCTATTTTGAGTTCCAGCATGCGGTAACGCTCTGCACATAACTCAACGTGTGCTTCCAGGCTTTTCTTTTCGATGTCAGTTGTATCAACCATGTTCAGGCTCCAATGGCGTATTTATGGCGCTGAACCAAATGTTTTGATTGGCACCTTGAGCATGCAAGGTGGCAGTGATTGCTTCTGCTTCGTCTAATCCTGTGACCATGGGCACACCTTCACAATCACCAACAAGTCCATCTAAGTCATCACTGCCAAAGTTGCTGCCGAGCACACCTTCAGATTCAACTTCAAACACAAAATGCCAACCGTCAGGGCGTTTTGTAGGTGGTACAACATTCATGGGCTGTGTTCGCAAGCTCATTATTTGTAGTAAACTTTCCCAGTTACGTTGCTGATTGCGGCTGCGGTTCCATTGTTCAGGCGTGTTGATCACTAGGCCTGTTTTGGTGGTAAATGGTAACTGTTGTGGTCGGAGATGTCCTGTGACACCAGTGAAGGTACAGTCAAAAAGAGTGCGGCACAAGACTTTCATTATGTGCATATTTAACGCCAAAAATAAACCCTGGATTTTTTACGTCCAGGGTTTGGTTGGAACCGAACTGATTACAGGTTAGTGAATGTTGCACTAGTAGTAACGCTGGCAGTTGGGATACCAATGTTCAAACCACCTGTGGCGTTGGCTGTTTGAGCAGCAGCAACCAACTGAGCAGTTGTGTAACCACCAGCTGGGTACAATGCCAGGCTGATAACACCAGCGCCAGCAGCAGCTTGATAGAAAGCAACAGTACTGCCAGGAACTGTCAAACCAGCACCTGATTGAACTGCTTGCAACACATTGTTCAAGTAACCGTTGACGTTACCAGCATTGGTAAGTGCAGCGTTGGCTGTGAGTGTGAAGAATTGCAGTTGTGGACCAGACAACATCACTGGGCCTTGGGCCGCAACGTTTGCTGTTCCAGAGATTGAACCATTGGCCACGTCCAGTGCAAATACTGGTTGTGTGGTTCCGTTTGTTTTTGTAAACTGTGCCATAATAATTTCCTTTAAGTTAAGTGGTCTTGTTGGACCTGCTTTTATTTATACAATCGGTAAAAATTACGCCTGTTGCGGATTGTTTTGGGCGGCATTTCTAGCTGTAAAATCAAATCTATTCACTGCTTTGGCATAGCCTGCATCAGTGGCCATTACCCAACCTTCGTGTCCAGGATTTTTTAAATCTAACTGGCGCAAAACATCCAGTTTCAATTCATGCAACAGCAAGAACAGGGTAAATGCTGCCGACAGCGCACCTGCATTGCTGGCAGGACTGTTCAAGTATTCCACAATGTTGCCAAACTTCTTGGGTGTGACCTTGGTTTGCAACCAGTCGCCAAACCCTGGCAATAGATCATCAAAGTTACCACTGGTTTTGATTCTGTAGTTGATATAGTCCACACACAGTTTTGCTAGATCTGTAATCTGCTGTGCTCGCAGTTCTGCAGGATTAAACAGTGTGGCAATGGCACGGCCATCAGCACTGTTGGACACAGATTTAATTTGCTTGATCAAGTTGGCATCAGGCACGATTTCCGTGCCGCCAATGGGTTCAATCAACAGCAAACCAGGTACTTCGTTAAAACGTACACCACTCAAGGGTTGACGTGCATCGCCTGCATCTGCGTACATGGAGTGCATGGCAATACCTGTATCGCTGACACCTATCTTTTTGCCCAGTGCAGTTTTTGCTGGAATTCTATACGGTACGGTATTGGGTGTAAACACATAGTTGCCGGCCTCCAAGGGCGGAGTTGACATGTACAACAAATCACCTTTGACATACCCACGGAAGTTGGTGGGCAAGGCTGCTTCCAGCTTGGGCCACAGTGTGGCATACAGTTGAATCAATTCGCCTCTGGCGCCAGACCGGGTGCTTTGTATGTCTGCCATCATGCGTGGACTTGTGGCCAGGCCATCATAACCTTTGGCTTCAAAGCCCGATCCGTCTGTGAGTACAAATTCGCCAGTGTCAGGTTTGCGTCCAAATATCACAGCAGGCTTACCGTCCCACTTTACTGTGGTGGTCTTGGCCGGAGCATCAGCCACTGCTGCCACAATTTCTAGTGCTTTGGTCACACCAGGCAATCCGTTACGGAACACATAGTCTTCCAGGTGTTCAATGCCCTTGGCACGGCCGCCCACACCAGCTTCTTCAGCTTCGTAGATTTGATAAGGATTGGCCGTCTCACGTTCTACCAAGGGTTGCATGCCTTGGTTGACAATTCTATCACGCAGGCGTGCCAGGAAATAAGTGTCTGCATGTTCCGTCACAGCATCAGGTTGTTGTAAACCTTCTTTGTTCAAGTACTCACGGAAGTCTTTGATCTTGGCTTCTCGATCTTTGTCTTTGGCCAGAGCAGCAAATATGGTTTCCACGGTGCTGAGATTGTCTTTTGTCGCCCCGGGCCCAAGAATCATCCGTGCTGCCTCGTCAGGATCCATGGTGATCAATTGCTTGTTGGCTCTGCTGATCACACCATTACTGCCCAAGGTAAGCCCATAATGCTTGGCCAAACTGCTCATCAACACAGCACGGTTCATGCCTTTGTAGGCTGACCCTGCACCTTGATTGTAGTAGAATGTGCCCCAGTCCAAGTTGGGAAAGAACATGAAGTCTGTTTGTACATAACCTAGATCAGGGCGTCCCTGTATAGGTGTACGCAGGTGCACTTCGCCGCCTTTTTTGATCCATTCAGCAGGCGGCAGTTTGTGACTCACAATCCACTGTGTTAATGTTGCAGCCAATTGTTCTTTTGACATTTCATTGGTATCCACAGCCAGGTCCATGTCGCCCGATGTGGCGGCCTTGCCAGTTGATCCCAACCAACGGTCACGTGGAAATTGCAAGCCAGTTAATTGTTCAAGCCAGGCCACAGTGGCAGGCACATCGCTTTGATTGATACGACCTGTGAGTGGCTGGCCGTCTGCATCTTTGAATACATTGCCGCCTTCTAGTAGTGTGCGTAGGCTTTTCATAGTTGTCTAATTTTTTTCAATAGTGTTCTGCTGGGATCAAAATTGCGACTCCAGGTCAAGGATTCGTTAAGTTTACCTGCAAGTCCTAATTTTATAGCATCTTGTTCACTTGTGCCTGGTGGAACTTTGGCTGCCATTGCCGCAGCCTGTTGAGCTGTGAATCCCAGTTTTGTCAGCGCCTGTGCCACAGCAGGTGAGCCTTGGGCGGCCGGTGGTTTTTGTTGTGCTGCTGGTGGTGGTTGTTGTACTGCTGGTGGTTTTTGTTGTTGTGGCGGGGCAGGGGGTGGAGTTTGAGCCACAGACGATCCCAGCACATGTTGTCTATAGGCCTGCACGTGAGCTGGGTTACCGGGATCAAAAGGTTGCCCTATTATGGTAACTTTGCCATCGGCATCTATTTTTACTGTGTCAGAGCCGCCTCTACCGGCGGTATTTTTAAAAGCCAAATAGGCTGCACGATGTTCAGGATTGGCACCATTGTAGGGCTTGCCTGCTATGGTTATTTTACCCACAAGTTGTTGATGATCTGGATTGGTGGCATCATAAGGCTTGCCATCTATGGTTATCTTACCTGTGCTGTCGGTGTACACTTCGTTCTTGGCATCCTTGGGCAGCAGGTAGCCCAGGCCCACCTTGTTGGCATTGTATGCCTGCATTGCATTGGCAATAGCGCCACCTATATTGGCTTTTCTTCCTTTTGGTGCACCCATTTTAACCTTGCCGGCTGCTGCCAGTGCTGGATCAATTCCTGCAGCAGGTGTTGGAGCACCAGTAGTTGACATGTTTGTCGGCATCATAGCAGGTTGCGCAGGCATATTGGCTAATGGCACATTGTATGTGGGCTGACTTGGTGACGGTGCTGGAGCAGGAGCAGGTGTTGGAGCAAGTGTTGGAGTAGCTGCTGGGGCAGGAGCAACAGTTGAAGCACCACTAACTGTAGGTGTAGAAGTCATCTGTGATCTTGCTCCAGGTCCTACACCAGTTCCAAAATTTGGGGTTACCGGAGCAGGTGCTGCCAATGCTTGTTGAGGGACTTTTTCTTTAGCATCAACATCAATCACATTAGGATCATAATTTGTGCCAATTTGTTTTGCTGCTGCAGACTTTGGTCCTGCCAACTGTTTTGGTGCATCAATTGTTTGTAGTTCAGGGGCTGATGCCACTGGTGTCACAGCACCAGGCGCAGGCGCAGGCGCAGGCAGTTGCGGTGCTGGCTCAGGTTGTGGGGCCGTTTTCATTCTAGGAGTAGCAGTGTATTGTGGCTGCACACCTGGCCCTACTCCTGTGCCGTAGTCTTTCTTGGGTGGTGGGCCGCCAAAATCAAGTTCATTGAGCTTGCGCTTTTTAGGTTGTGTGAGTTCATATATCTGCATGAGTTCTCCTTACAGACCTTGAGAATTTGCCGGTGTCTCTGTGACGGATAGCATTAAGCAATTTGCGTTGCAAATTTTCTGCTTGATCAGCAGGATATTCTGCTTCAATTTGTTCCAGCAATCTAATGGCACTTTCTATAATATTGCTGGCGCGAGTCTCAATCACCAGTCGGCGATCTCGCTCTACATACAAGTTATCTAGTTCTTCCAAGATGCTGCGTGTTTTCTTTTGCATTTGTTCACGGGCCTTTGGATTATTTAGCGGAAATGCAGTTGCAATAAATATCTAATACAAGGAACCAGTATGACTAGCCAGATCAACCCCGCTGATATCGACGGTAATTATCCCATTGCAGGTGTAAGCAACAACACTCAGGGCATGCGTGACAACTTCACCAACACCCGCACAAATTTTCAATATGCTTCAGATGAAATCACTGACCTGCAGAACAAGGTTGTGCTCAAGGCTGCACTCACAGGTACTACCCTGGACAACAATCTTGGCAACAACGTGGTGTACAATGCCCTGGTCAAAGGCATTTCAGGCACAGTTGTGGCTATTGCCAATACTTCGGGCACAATCACAATAGATTGCAGTGCTGGCCCCTATCAAAGCATCAACATGGCTGGCAACATTGCACTGAGTTTTACATCAAATACTTGGCCCACTGCTGGCACCCTGGGCATGGTACGCACTCAAATCACTGTGGACCAGGCGGGTCGTACTCTTACATTGCCTGGTGCAGTCAGCAATGGCATTGTGGGCATTCAAGGATACGCCAGCAATGTGATCACATTTGCTAACACTGGCACTTACGAATTTGGCTTCAGTACAACCAATGCAGGCAATGCCATCACCATATTTGATTTTAATCGTCCTTTGAATTATTACTCCAATGGCTTAAACATTGCTGCCAACACTGTCAGCACCAGTGCTACAACAGGTGCATTGACTGTGGCCGGAGGTGTGGGCATTGGCGGTAACCTAAACGTTGGTGGAAATCTTGTAACATACACCAGTTCAGGCAACGTGGCATTCAGTGCCCTGACCACAGGCTTTGTAGAACTTCGAGTGCCCACTGTGCCAGCCAACACTGCTGGTGCGCTGAACATTGTGGGCAGTGCTGACGGCTCGTACCAACCCGTTTACAATACAGGCAGCATGCTTCATATCACCGGCAACGATGGTGTGGCTGCCAGAGTAACTGTTGACACTTTTGGCACCGGAGCTGCTGTTCAATCATCATTTGTGCAACGACTGGCCAGAGGCACAGCAGCCGCACCAACAGCAGTGCAAAGTGCTGATATCTTGGGCAGGATAACTGCGTCAGGATATGGCAACACAGGGTATGTGCTGGCAGCGGGCAATATTGGAACCTTGGGCATTGACTTTGTGGCCATGGAAAATTATACCACTGCCAACGCAGGCAGT